TAATATTTTGTGACCATTTATCGTCTCATAATTTAATTCGGAATTAATTATATGTTTTCAGTCTCATTCATTTTTATGTTATCGTCACAAGATTGTATTTTTGTATTATTTTTAATGTTACTTATTAAGCTCACATTCGTTAATTGATTAAATAATTATATGCTTTCAGTCTGTGTAATATTTTGAGATGGTAATAAGATTGTATTTATTTGTATTTTATTATGAGAGCTTTTTTCGTCTTGTTTTTATTTTGTTGTTTGTGTAATTGTCTTACTGTAATTATTATTTTAGTTGACTAAAACTTGTGACGGTTTATCGTAATAGTTTGGTTTGGATACTTGAAAAAGACGAGACGATATGTTTTGTTTTTATGCTGTCATTTGTGTTTGGTAATGTATTAGTTTGGTATTCATTGTGGTCTTATTGTTGATTACAATATTCGCTTCTTGTTTTGCAGTCTCAGAATATTAAGTTAATGCTTATGTATATAGTCTTACCATATCTGGTCTCGTTTGGCAGTATAGTATCTTTATTTATTCACTTGATATAGTATGTTCATTACATTGTTGCTTCCTTAAGTTTCTTGTGTGGTTTGGTTTGTTGTTTTGGTTCTTAACGATGGTGAAGTGCAATAGATTTGGATTCCCAAGAGGTTTCCACTATATACAAAGAAAATAATTATCTTTCCCTTAATTATTTTTGTTTGGCAACCATTGATTCTTCATTCTTCTATCACTATCATAAACTCTTGCGTCGAAACCAGTTTCATATGCTTTACGCACTACCAATCACCACACAATACTCGTAAACAATGGATTAGATATACTTTTGGTTATTCCACTTGTTTTCTGCTTCGTACTCAAACTATCTTTTGCCTTAATTGCTTGTATCTTATGAAGTGATCGCCTGCGTTGCTTCATGGTCTCTAATGTTATTGTTCTCGTCATTATCCAAACAAGGAATATTCCTAAAAGAACCCAAAGAATAGTAATATTCATAATCTTATATTGTTTATTACATAATATAATATAAGCATTCCACACTACTCAGAAAATTGAAGTGCTTTTCTCTCTCCCTACTGTATACACCCCTTCAACAACAAGAAACCTACCAAATCAAAATGAGCGCTTCTACCAATACTGAATGCTTCTGCTGCTGCGATTCCTTCAGCAAAACAAATCCGCGTATCCCTTGCATCAATAGCGAGTGTGACTACTCCGTCTGTAAACAATGTGCCAAACACTACATCTTAAATTCAAACATCAAAGCACACTGTATGAACTGCAAATCTATGTGGCCTACGACACACCTTGTTCGCCACTTTTCCATGACCTGGGTGAACAAAACATATGCTTCATATACCGGTGATCTTCTGCTCAAACAGGAAAAAACACGTATTCCTGAAACTACACCTTTCGCAGAAGAAATTGCCAAAGAGCGTCGCATCCGAAAAGAATTATCTGTTCTTCAGAAAGCGATAAACAGCCTCTCTATAAAAATGATACATTCATACCACAAGAAAAATCGCACACAAAAAGACATAGAAGAACACGATAAAATGCGCTCACAAAAACACGATTTGCGGCAAAAACGTGACGAACTCAATGAACAGCTAAAAATGCTACACGTTACGCAACAAGGTCAAGAACATCGTTACTACATTCCATGTCCTGAGAACGACTGTCGCGGATTTCTTAACGAACAATTCGAATGTGGCATTTGTCAATCTAAAGCATGCGAAACGTGTCACCAAACATATACTGAAACACACATATGCGATAAAAATACCGTAGAAAATGTCAAGGAACTTGCCAAAAATACACGCTCTTGCCCACAATGCAAAATTCCAATCTACAAAATATCTGGCTGTGACCAAATGTGGTGCACGAAATGCCATATAGCATTCAGCTGGAATACTGGCCAAATAGAAAAAGGTATCATCCATAATCCACACTTCTACGAATGGAAGCAAAAGAATGGAGACACAGCTGCACCTATGCGTAATCCAGGTGACCACGTATGTGGTGGTGTTCCTGACTTCTATATCAATATGGAACTTATCGGTAGTCTTATGTTTGGAGCATCAATCAAATCATACAGACCATACCTCGCAAAAAGTCGGGATAAAACTGACATATCGACAAAGATTGCATCTTATGATTTTGGCGATGACCTAGATTGGTGGATTGATACAAGAAAACGAATGATTAACGTATTGCTAAATGTTCGCGCCATCCAAATGTTAGCAACCAGCTATCAAGCATCTATTGACCGTAAAAGAACACAAGCAAATGGTTATCAAAATACCCTTCAAGAAATGAGGATTAACTATATACTACATACTATCGCAACTGATACGGTCTACAAAGGTAAACTCGCTAAATTGTCCAAACAAAGAGAATATGATATGGAAATAATGCTTTTAGAAGAAATGTTCGTCGCGTGTGCTACAGATTTCCTTAACGAACAAGATTCTAAAAACCGAGATCTTGAATATACAATGCAACAGTCAACTAATTGGATGGATTGGATTAAACACTGCCAAAACTCCGTTCAACACGATTGGTACAATAACAGTAACCAAGATACTGTTGGTGATGTCAACGATACATCAACATTCATTGATATTCACGTTGTTAACAAAGACCTCATCAAAGCAAATCTTGAAGACTGGATATCCTCATATGAAGAACGCATCAAGGGAATGCGACAGATTGCTGACTACTGTAAACAACACTTCATCATTACCTCATATGTCTATCAAATCTCAACCGAAGAACTATTGCTCGGACATGATGATGTGCTATATGACGGGTTCTTTGATGGTGAAACTAACGAATCTATTGATTCAATTGTAAACGATATTATACAACATCCTTTAATGACAAGACGCAAAATCAATGAACAAATCGCACTGGAAGGAAAGAGAATGTCAAGACTATACAAAGACTACGAAGTATACCTCATCAATCTATCTTATCATCTCGCACGATTCACTATTCCACCTCTACAATATGTAATGCGACAACTACCACACTATGCAAGACGCAATATACACAAAAACTCCTATAAAGAATACAACAATGCAATCGCTACTCTTACTGCAAAATACTAAATACAAAAACAAAACGGTCATAAGTTGAATAGAAATGACCCAAAAACATTTTTAATTCATTATTTTATCTTACACTCTTAGATACAATAATGAAATTACTTATCTTCTATACTTCATCACTTTACGACGGTTCATAGTCTTATGGTTACGCTTGTGTTTGGCGATTTTCTTATGCTTCTTCGTTTGTTTCTTACCACCAACACGTCTCTTACATAGTGTGCTCTTCATTTTCTTGCCACCTTTTGTTTGACGCTTCTTACGTGTTATCTTCGTATTCTTCTTATTCTTTCTTACCTTACGACCTTTCTTTGCCTTACCACCAGAAACCACTGCCATTCGCTTACTTGGCATATTCATCTCCAAACTCATTGGTGATTCATAACTTATCTCTTCCCTCCCACGCTTCATTGTTGCTCTACGCTCACTTGGAGGGCTAAGCATTTCCATTGCTCTACGTCTTTTCATGGTTTGACCTGGAATACGGCTTGGTTGTTGAATCTTCGTCTCCTCATAAGCTGGACCTATCTGTATTGGTTCTTCAGCAAAGATTTGTCCAATGAACTGCCTGAATTTACCATAATCTACAGTAGCTAGTTTTCCAAACATTTCATCCATCATACTCCCAAATCCTAAAACAACATCATTCAACTCTGGATATAATACTACACCTTCATTACTCGTCTGGTTCAAATAGTAATACAATATCGTAGCAAAATTGTAAGTTTGGCCACCATAATTATAAGTAATGTCACTAGAATACACTTGATTCTCTAATGCATTGAATAAGAACATATTATCTGTTATCTCAGGGGATGGTGGTGTCATTTGCACAACTGGTTCCTTCGACTCAAACTCCATAATTTGTAAATACCCACCTATCTGCTTATACAAATCATATGCTACATACTCGTTTTGCTGCTTTCCATTCAATAACTGATGTAAATTATGAAATGACAAAATGTTAAATACATTCTTCAACAAAACATCGAAATTCAACGCATTATACACCTGGTCTTCTGACAAATAGTAATTTCCTGATAATACCCAATTCATCAAACCAGTTACATCTGTTTGCGCTTTACCACTGCTAGCGGCAACCAGCTCTGGCTCTTGTGCTTGTAATACTTGAGGCTCTGGCTCTTCTGTTTGGCTCTCTTCTATAGTAGGACTCATTGGCTGGTTCTCATCATCTATATCCATATTATCTCCTTGATTTCCACCTAATTGACTCGCACTACTAGCAAACAACTTGTTCAAGTCATCTATTGCTTTCTTCACAACCATACGGTACATCTTTGCATTCATCACATTAGGGTTCGCCATTACAGCGCTCACATATCCAATCATCTTAATCTTGAAATCATCTGGCAATGTAAAAATATTCTCATCCAATTTACCAACAACTGTCCAAATAGGTGTTATTACTTTTTCATGCTGGAAAATCTTTTCTGCCAAACCAAACACTCGTTGTTCTGGATCGTGACGAGTCAAACGCTTGTCAACCACTACAGAAGGAGCGATACTAGCAATGTTCCCTGCTATGCCTTTTGGGACGGTTGCCTCTACACCAGATAGCTGGTTCAGTGTATCATATTCTTCTTTCAAGGTTCCAACAGTATTTATTACATTGATTACATAACCAACTATTCCAGATAACTTTGACAAGAAATCAGTTGCACTTGTGTTCTCATTACGTGTAACAGTAGAACCCTCATTATTCAACACTTCTTCAAATACTCCACTGTATTCGTCAAACACATTGTTTACCGCTGTTTGAACATCAGATATATTCAACTGGTTATTCAATATCAATACTAATGGATTCTCTACGTTGGTTATCATCACAAACTCTTGATTGGCATTAGCAATAAACTGCTCCAACTCATTCATTCTGTCAAAAATGTTATTCAACAATTCTAGTTTGGCTAAGTTTGCGAAATAAGCAGACAAGTAAGCACGTAATTCTTCATCATTCGTTACAGACATATTATAAAGTGTATTCAGCAGCTCATCGCGAACATTATTAACAAATTCCACACCTCCAACTAAATCTTGTAAGTTGCTACTAAATTCACTCACCTTATCCGTTATAAAATCCATACCCTTTGTTGTTCCATATTGGAAATAGAACTTCTCTTCAACTCCAAACGTTACTTTACTTGACGTATCCTGAGCTGAAGCTTCTTTTAATGTATTTACCAATTTCTTGCTATCACTCAACAAACTGTTATTTACGAATATAACCATTCCAAAAGGCTGGTCATACATTACTAATGGAACACGATAATTCAATGCCTGAGCCACAGCAATACGGTCATAGGACACAAACATATTATTACCATTGCTCTCGAAAATACCATCTACGCCATTCTCACCTGGATAAAGAACCTTTCTATCATTACCAAAGTCTACAGGAACACCTACATTTACTGCACTAGGCTTCTTAGTTGGATCCACCAGTGTCTGTAAACGCATATTAGTATTCAAACACTCTAATGCTTGGGGCATATCTCCACATCGTTTGGCTAACATTTGATATTGAAGTGTATACGTCTCCAAATTTGGAATTTGACTACCACCAAGAAGCATCTGTTTGAACATCTCAATCAACTTCGCTCCTAGATCTTCATATGAAGCAATCATACCTTTGGACAT